AGAATTTCATCTCCCAACTCCCAGGAGGAGGGAGAAGAGATTTCGCTTTATATGGATACTTTTGAAAAAGGTCTAATTGTTCCGCAACTTCCGCAAGGTGTTAAGGGACAGGAAAGTCTAAATATCCCATATATCCCCGTTTTTTTTTTCTCTACTATTATTATATAAATGTTTAGCAGAGAGGATTTTAACGAGGAAAATGCGACAAGACTAAAGGTAATAATTATGACTCAAATGAAGCGTCCCCCACTCACACAATTCAAAGATTTGCCACCGTCCCAAAAGAAAAAATTTAATCGCTTACTAAATGAATATATATTTGAACTACCAGATGATTGGGAGTCGGTTATTTTAGCAGATTTCAACCGTATTGTATTGGAGGATATATTGAATGAGGATTTTGACCCGTCAAAAATGGTGGTAAAGGATTGCAATACAGAACCACAAATGTTATTGACCGAGGAACAGAAACAATTTCTTGGAAAAGTCAAGGAGGAAAAAGGCGAGGAAACAATTATTTACTAAATATAATCTCCTATAAATTATATATAGCAATGAATCCACCTACTCAAAACCCCCTTGACAGAGCAAAATACCGAGAGCAATACTTGTCTAACCTGCGTTTACAAGCATCCAACGACCAGAAAAATCTCAATGCCAATCGCATATATAAAGAAACGGGTGTTTCGCCGATTGCCACGCTACCAGATACCCGAACAACCACTGAAAAAAGTCAAGATTTTGAAGGTTCCAAAGTGGAATTGCGGTCAAAATTAGGTACAATAACGGACGGAGTGATAGCATCTCAAATAGTGGGCGAACTAGATAGCAGTCAAATCCTTTTTGCATTGAATAATTGGTTAATTATTGAGTCGGATATGCGAAGACAGTTTGGTAAAGGAGTGCCAACGTCGGCATTCATTTCATATTTGAACCGTTTGATTTCAAAATTTCAATTGACGGAAGGAGTGGAGACAGGACTTCAGCAGGCAACAGGAGAGGCAATTTTAATGAGTAATATACAAATATTGCAGGGGTTACCACAGGCAAAAATAATGTCGCTATTAAGGGATACATTGGACAAGGTGTATAGACAGTTTCATTTGAATATTGACCGTCCTTTGACTTTAATGAGAGAAATGGAAAACTTGATTCCAAACGAACAAACCATACAAAGTATGGAGCATTTAAATGACGCAGAAAAGGCAGAAGTAATGCAGTTAATGAATGAGGCACTTCGTTTTTTCCCCACCAATGATACCATTTCCACGGCAATTCAACGACTTTCCTTTGGAATGGCAAACCGAGACCCCCGTTTTACCGCATCTATTTTAGACGATTTAGTGCAAACACTTACGTTATCACCAGCAGTTCAGCATCTTGCAGAAGAAATAAGAGAGTTTATACGTGTTCCTGACGTACCTGCTGCTGCTGCTGCACCGCAAACACCCATTCGTGAAGGACAAAACAACGATAATACTCCATTTCATACACCACTGGAAAGAGGAACACCAAAACAACCAAGGACACCAGAAAAAGTGGCAGAAATTTGGGATTCTAAAACCGTTGCACAGAAACTACAAATATTAAAAAGTTTAAAGGATGGAGGATACGAAATTGAAATTCCAAACAAAAAAGATTCTTCATTTAGAAAACAAGAACTAGATAATATTTGGAACAAATACAAAAGTGATAATAATATGGAAGGTCACGGGTTATCAGTAAAAATGACAGGTAAAGGATTATTGAAAAATCGTAAAAAAAATACAAAAAGTATTACTCACCTGATAGATAAAAACTTTGAAAAACCCAAACCATATACCCAACTAGGTCGCTATTTTATAAATAAGCGGCGTTTAATCAACGACAATGTAATTATGTTTCGCCAACCGAGTGGAAATACCATAAGTGTTTTACCTACAGAAAAAGTGTCGCCTGCCCTTGCCGATATTTTGACTGCATTAACTGAGAATAAAATTCCTTCTTACGAGTCCATTAATCGTCTCAGTGACGACGATAAAGATAAACTTGCACACGTGTGTCAAGTATGTCGGGTGGAAAGTCCTTCGGTGCCGAAAAACAAGGTAAAAAGTGCAAATCAGCAGGAAGAAGACCGTTTTAATATATTGCGGGGAGAGATAATTGCAGGTAATGATTCCCCGAAAATTGCCAAAGATTTGAAAATTCTTTTACTCAAATTTATGAATGAAGGGCGTATTCCAAAACGTCAAGCAAATGAGATTTTACAGGAACTTTTGGTGTTGGGTCATTAAGACCCACCTGTCCCTAAACACCTTGCGGAACTCGCGGAACAATTAGACACTTTTCAAAAGAATCCATATAAAGCGAAATCTCTTCTCCCTTTTCCTGGGAGTTGGGAGATGAAATTTTGGGATTTGGGGCACCTTTTTAAAATGGGTCAAAAAGTTCCGCGAGTTCCGCAAAGAAAAAAAAATCCCAGTATAATATATAAAAAAATGTTTAATCCCAAGGTGACGCACCCCCATATGAGCAATAACATTCCACAAATGAGAAGTGGAGAGTTTCAACCCTCTTTTATTGCAGGTGGAAACCAGACGGCATATTATTTAGGACTAAGGGGCAACAATGTGACTTCTACTTTACCTGCAACCACACACTATTCTACCTACGAAAAAATCATTAAGACGCATACACGAAAATAATCTCTTTAAATAATATATAAAAATGGTTGCAACAATTGTTTTAAATCAAAGTAATCTGGTATCAAATGGTAATAATAACACTTTGGTGTATAATTTTCCCAATTCGGTTCAGTTTCCCAATCACGAAATTGCGGTTCAGAGCATAAGTCTCTATTACTCTTGGTCAAATATAAATGCAAGTCCCTTGGCAAATAATACCTATTCTTACAATTGGGTATCAGGGGGAACAACCACCACCTATACAGTTGTTATTCCAGATGGAACATATGAAGTCACCGACTTAAATTACAATTTTCAGTTCAATTGTATCAAAAATGGCACCTATTTGATCAACGCTGCTGGTGAAAATGTATATTTTGCAGAGTTTATTTTAAATCCCACGTTATATGCTGTGCAAATCAATACTTTTCCCGTTCCCACGAGTAGTGGTTGGACGTTAGATTCAACGTCGGGTGTTTGGACTGGTAATTCAGGAACACCTTATGCAGGTTGGAAAACGCCTTCGGCAAGCACGGCAGCAGGAACGGCAGCGTGGGTTGGGTTCCCCACGTCTACTTTTAATCCACAATTGACTTTACCTGCGAATTTTAGCACAATATTAGGTTTTACTGCGAATTTTCAGACTTCTTTGAACTCAGGTACAGGTACAAATTTGTCCTATACTTCTTCTCAAGCACCCCAATTGCAACCCAACTCCAGTATTTATTTTGCTATTTCCAATATTTCCAATAAATATGCTGTTCCCAGCAGTATTATTTACTCAATGTCACCGAGAGTTGCCTTTGGAGAGCAAATCAATGATTACCCACCCCAATTTGCTTGGAACAAACTTTTACCTGGAACATACAACCAAATACGATTACAAATACTCGGAATTAATTTTCAACCCATAAAAATTCTTGACCCAAATATGACTATTGTATTGGTGATAAGGGACACAAAAGATTTAGGATTTCAGGAATTAATGTCATCCGCTACAGGTGGGAAATAAAAATCTTTACCTTTTTTATACGGGTAAAAAATGTCTTGTTTTAGTGATATCACGGAGCAATATTTAGACAAATTATATGACGATTTGTCTAAAGAACAAATGAAACTTATGGGTGATTTGAAAAACACGAGAGATTGTGCGGCACTCGGTGAAGCACAAAAAGAAGCGGACTTGCAAAAACAACTTTCTTTACTCAACATTCTTATGATAAATGCTTTACGCTTTCGGAATTTGAAAAAGAAAATAGCACAGAAGGCAAATAGTTGTTGATATATGAAGTAAAATAAAAATCTCAGTTTCATATATAATTAAGAAAAATGACAGTTCATAGAAGCAATCCAAATGTGGTTGTGGGGGGAAGAATACACCGTAAAAAACTAATGGAAGGACAAGGAATGGGGTCGGTTTTATTGAATAAAGGTGGAACTGGGAGTGGTTCTTCGTATTCCTCTATTGATAACTATATAGAAACGACAGGAAATCAAATCCCACGTGGGTCTGGTTTAGGCGAAAAACTCCATAGATTGATAGTAAAACCTTTGACCAAAAAACCTCAAAATATAAAATTTGAAATGTAACATCCCTTTTTTAACAATATAATCCGCACCGTTTTTTTCTCGTTGTAGATTATATAAAAATGTCAGGAGATACTCTTGTGTTTGATATGTCCTCTATGAGTGAAGGGACACCTTCAGTGTTTGTGCGCAAAGATTGGTTATCCATTTTAGATAATCAGAATCAAAATTATCAGGGAAATCAGAGCGTGCTGGACACGTCTCAATTGGCGAACAGTAACAAATTTCTGAGTTACCGTGAAGGATTCTTGACAGTCCCGTTACTTATTACTTTGACCCAGAGTGTGGGTTCAACAGGTACTTTTGCCCCAGAAACTGCTGCAACCTCTGCGGACTATGCTATTGGTTTAAAAAATTGGTATGGAAGTATTGTTCATTCTATGACTTTAGATTACAATGGAACTACTGGACTTGTTGTTTAGGTAGTAAAAGTGTATCCAAAAGATATGCTAGTCGTTTTTTCACTAAAAAAAACGGCAACACCTCCAAATTGCGGGAACCTCTTGAAGGCATACAGTACTAAATTCTGTGGGAAACTGCGGAGTGGCGATTGCTAATCACAATCGGTAGAGTAAAAAGTTGTATGTTATAAGACAATCCGCAGCAAAGACCCTAACCTCGTTATGGTAAAGAGTATGGGTAATGTTCAACGACTAAATGCTGGTGCGGTGGAGCAGTCAAACCAACTGCTGTGAAATCGTAAGATATAGTCTATTCCCACTCGTGAGAGTGCTTGCCCCATTTAAAAAGGCAAGAGAGTTTGTAGGTAGGAAATGACCACACAATTTTTACTCTGGTAAAAAAAAGATAATTCAACAAACCCCCTATTGTGGAATATGGAATACGTTTAAACTTATGACCAGTCTTTCCTTGAATGATATTATTACTCAGGGTTCACAAATTGGTTTTTACCCCGATAATGCATATTCTTTTGAATACACTACTGCATTAGGAACAACGAATAATAATAACTTTACCGCAGCGCCTGTTGTATCAGGTGCATTAAATTCTTTTGACACGACCAACAGTGGATTATTACGCAGACAACAAGCGTGGAATTTTAATCCTAAAGGTCTTTTATCTACTGGTGGTGCCCAATATTCAACTTTACTTTCTGCCGCAAATATGCAGTTACTTTGGAAATCGTATATTTTCAACACCACAAATGCTTCTGTTGCAACCCCAACAACCACTGCTGGTGTTTGGCAGGTTGCTATCACTGCCCAAATATTTTTAAAACATTTACATTCGTTTTTTGAACGTGTTCCTTTACTAAAAGGCGTTTTTATGAAACTTACTTTGAATTTGAACCAAACGTCTATTTCCTTTACCTCCACTGGTGCAGGTACAGCATTGACAAATATGGTTGTAAATAGTCCTCTCGGTGGAGTGTCTCCTCTTATGCTTGCCTCTACAACACAGGCAAATGCTGGTGGTGTTGCCTGTTTCGTCGCAGGTAATTATATTGCTTCTCTTTCTGTTGGTGGTACCTGTCTAAATACTACTCAAAACAGTCTTGGTAATATTGTTCAAAATTCCCCCCTCGGTAGAAGCATTTTATTAAATGTGCCTGCTTACACTTTTGCACCTGTTTTTGAAACTTCATACCTGTCTTCCCCAATCAAAAAAATTGTTTATACCGATATTTACCAGTACCAAATTGTAAATCAAATCACTGCTGGTCAAACATACAACCAGTTAATTACTAACGGTATCGCGAATATAAAGACGGTGGCGTGCTTCCCGTACTTTCAAGCATCAGCAAATGGGGGTATCAGTCCCCTTCTATCACCGTACGACCCTGCTGGTGCTGGAACAACTTCGCCACTTGCTCTGCAAACGCAATTTAATATTCAAGTTTCTGGACAAAATTCTATATACAATACAGTTCGGTATTCTTACGAACAATTTTTGAACCAAGTTTATGGAATTAATGCAGTAAATTCTGGAATGACAGATGGTCTCACCAGTGGTCTTATTGGTCAAAGCGATTTTGAAATGGAGTACTGTTATTACGTGGTCAATGTTGGACGTTGCCTTGCAGTAGAAGAAACTGTACCAAAATCAGTAAATATTTTGGGAACCAATATGTCGGGTAAAGCAATTGATATGTTCGTCTTTATTGAGTACGGAGTGGAAGTGTCCGTAGATATTTTGACTGGCGCAAGAGTTTAGACTTTTTTATCTTTTAACATTTTGAAATAATGCAGGTAAAAAAAATGTGCATTATCTAATTTTTCAGGAATTGTCATTCTTTTCTCCGCAGAGAATATATTAAAAATGACGTTTCACGTTGTATCTATTCAGCACCCAACTCCAAGGGTTTTAGGGAAATTACGCAAAGGCGGGAGAGTTCGTATATGTCACGGAACAGGTATGAATTTAATAGTAAGTGCCAATAAATTCAACCCCATATCCAAATCTTTTGGAAAAGGAAAAGCATATACCGTGGAACTTACACCTGCTGAGATACAAGCAAATTTAAATCCTCCCGAAGAATTGGTTCCTCACGTGTCTGGTACAGGACTTTTTGACTCGCTGAAAAAAGGGGTAAAAAATGTCGGGAAAGTGCTTGCCCCCGTGGCAAAAGAAGTCGGTAAAGTTTTATTACCCACTGCAAAAAAGATAACAAAGGAAGCAGTTGATAAAGCAGCAACGTATGCCCCTGAAATTGGGGCAACACTTGGTTCTTCCGCACTTTCAGGACTTGCTCTTATGGCAGGACAACCTGAATTAGTACCCTTGGCAGTTGCCACGGGTGCATCCTTTGGAAGTCAGGCAGGAAAAACATTGGGAAATTATGGTAAAAATCAACTACACCAGAAAATAGACAGTTTTGAACCTTTCAACAAGGAACCACCGTCAAGACTTGTCGCATCCACGATTTTAAATCAACCTCTTGCCCAAGCAAATGTTGGAAATTATCTTGCCAATTTATCTCTTGCTGATTTGGAAGGAATGATTGCTCAAAAAAGAATGAGTCAGGGTGTTGCCCCCTCGTCTCCTTTTGATTATAGCGGCGGAAAACAAGTTTTGGCACCTTATACCGACGCCGTAGGTAAAGGATTGTATGCGGGTGCTCATAGGGGTGGTAATTTACCCATAAGAAGGTCAAATAAAATGATTGAAAAATCAAGTATTGGCATACACGGAAATCTTTTGGGGTATGGACTTCCTCCAGCACTTATGTCTCAACCTTATGGTGCCAATTTTCAGTGGTCTTCCCGACTTCCACCTGCATTTCAAGTTTTAAATAAAGGGTCTGGAATGTATGTATAAATTTAAAAAAAAAAAATGCTTTGCGGAACTTGCGGAACTTTTTGCCCATTTTTAAAAGGTGCCCCAAATCCAAGAATTTCATCTCCCAACTCCCGAGACTTGGGAGAAGAGATTTCGCTTTATATGGATACTTTTAAAAAAGGTCTAATTGTTCCGCGACTTCCGCAAAGTGTTAAGGGACAGGAAAGAATAAACCCTTCAAGATTCTTTTACATAGGTAGTCAGCATATTTTTAGAAGAACCCATATCTGTCATATCATTTGCAATTTGTTTATTTTTCGCAATGGTATCGGCATATTTGTCGGTCAAATAAGTGTGCCGAAGGGCATTTACCCCCACTTTTTTACCGTCAAAAAGTTTATTCAGACGTTGATTCAATTTGACTGACGTAAGTGGATGAAAGTGAGAATCAAAAAGAAGATATTCAGTTGGGTTAACTCTAATCCATTTGTTCAAAATATTTTTTAAAGTCGTGGGAATTTTTACCACTTGCTCTCCGTAACACTTGGCAGTTTTATAACTATTGTAATGAATAGAAGATTTGTCCAAAAAATTGTCTTTTGTTTTATCAATGGATTTTATTTTCCAATCACAAACATCCTTTGACCTGCGGGGCGGCACAAATAAACCAGACAGTAAGGAGACGATAATAAAAGATTGGATTTGTTGCAGGTCGTGGGAAGTCAAGTGTGACTTTTTATAAAGCAAGTCCGCATTCCTTTTCAAATTTTCCCAAAGAGATTTTACTTCGTGTCCTTCTACCCACGATTCTTTTTGTGTTTCTGTTTTTTCTTGCTTACCTATTTCCGTGTTGTACTCTTTTATGTCTTCTAACATAAGGTCACGATATTTTTTATCGTCGGTAATAATGACAAGTGCAGACAAGATAGTTTTTCTTTTGTTAGCAGGCAACCCTTTTAAATGCTCTAAAATCTTGCTGGAATCGTGAAATTTGTTGGTATCTATTTCACCGTCGCCAAAAACTCTTTTATAAAGATTTTTTAAAATGCTGCTGTAAGTGGTTACACTGGAGTTTGACAGGGAAGGTCGCTTCTCTTGAATAAAATCTTTTAGAGTCATTGCTATATATTTTAAGTAGATATTTTATTTTCGTATTATTTAGCAAAAATTTAATCTAAACATATAAAAACGAATGAACAGTTTCGTTGTTGATTGTGCGGGAAACCATATACAATTGCTAAATAAGGACATTGCCTATGGCACAAGTCTTGAACTTTCTATCATAGAAACACTGAGTAAATACTTTAATGAAGCAGTGGAAAAGGTAAAGTATCGTTATAGTCAATTTGACGCTTTCAGTGCGACGGCAAAATATGAAATAAAATCTAGAAGAAATCGTTATGACCAATACCCGACCACCATTGTTGCTGTTGATAAGACGGCAAATATTACTGACCGACTCGTCTTTGTCTTTCACTTTACCGACGGACTTTATTTTATTGAATACAATGCGGAAAAGTTTTCTGCGTACGATATAAGAGATGTGGAAGCAGTCAGGACGGGGGGCATATGGACTTCCAAACCCCATTTTTTTATTCCTATTCAGGAACTTACACGTATAAACATATAGGGGCATTAAAAAAACGTTAATATGAAACTTATTTTATGTGAATATTAATCTTAATATTCAAATACAAAGAAAAAAGATAAGAAAAGTCTAAATAAAAAATTTTTTATTGAGTTTTATCTAAATAAAATCATTTTTTACTCTTAATTTTTGAATTATTAATCTCAAACTTAAGGATTGGTTAATGTCCCCATTATCCCAACATATAGGGGTCGGTGATTACATTTCTACTTCTTGGTGCTGGTATTTCACCGCCTTTCATTTTCCGCTTCATACGCAAAGCACGCATAAAATCTTTTGCTTCTTTTGACCCCTTTACCATATGCCGAGGTTTGTTGAGACCATAACCAGTTGCCTTTCCAAGTGCGTCTCCTGCCTTTTGACCAGCATAATTTCCTATTGTTTGCGAAGCAGCAAATCCTGCGACTGGATTTTCTGTTGCGGCACCGACAAGTGCGCCTGTGGTGTCACTTATGACCGCAGGTAAAGTCTGGTGTATAAGTGTGCTGGGTAAAGTTTTTTCAAAAAAATGACTCACACCATTTGTACGGGGGTTCAATTTGTGCCCAATATCATCCCATACATTACCGCCCGACATTGGTGCAGCACCTGCCCAAAGTCCGTGTCCTTGTGGGTGTCGGTAATACATTTGTGAGTGTGTTTGAGGAATTAAAGGATATTGGTCACTCATAAGTGCAGGATGATTTGTATGTGCAGGTAAAATTGCTGGTTTGGATAAACCCATTCTTCTTCCACCTTGTGCTGGCATTATATTAGTATCGTGAGATATTTTTTTGTTTTTTTTGTTTTGTTTATTCAAAACATTCAGGTAAAAACGTGCTCTTTTGACCGTCTTTGGTTTGAATTTTAAAGGGTCTTGCAATATCATATCTGCAAACTCTTCTAAATCCTTTATTTTATTGTCTTGATTTTGTTTTTGAAACTCGTTAAATTGCTCTGTAAAAGAACCCCATTTGATATGCTCCCAATCTATCGGTTCTTCTTTTACATTTCCACCTTCCAATACTACATTTCCTTTTGCTGCCAAATCCGTAACCGTGTTAAGTGCTTGTCTCAATGCAGGAAATCCTTCCAAAATCTTTTTTGTATCTTGTCCGATAAATTCGTGTGTCTGCGGACTATCCATTCGGTTTGTTTTCAAAATATTTTCAATAAAATTTCCACAGTTATTATCCTTTGCCGAATAAGAGAAGAATTTAAAGTCGCCAATTGCTTTTTGTGTTGTTTCCAACATTTTGCCAAAGGTCAAATCATTAGGAGGACGTGGAACCAATAGTTTTTCTTCGTTTTTACCCATACGAGGATTTAACTTCATATTTATGACTTCGTTTTTCTCTACCAAAATCGTCTTTCCATTGGAAATTTTTACCCACATACTAATGTGGAAAAGTTTGTCTTTTGGTTCTTCTTTCAATCTCTTTTCACTCTCGCCCTTTGTCCAAACGTTTAAAATACTTGTGTAAACAGAAGGTAAAACTTGGCGGTGCAATTCTATTTCAAGGACTTTTGCGTCGGCATTTGCATCCACAATTTTTTTTACCGACGGTGGGTAAGCGTCGTTTCTTCCGTGTATAACGTCTTTCACAAATTTGGATGTTTTTTTAACAATTTTTCTTGCCATTTTTCTAAGATTTCCGCCCGATTCGTCGTCGTCGTCCCCTGAAGAATATGCGTCACTTGCTTTTGTTTCCGAGGAAATTCCTTTACCCATTCCCTTTTTCAGTTTTGCTTGGTCTTTTTTCGTAAAATCTGTTAAGAGAGGAACAGGTCGGGGAATGGACAAGTCCAACTCTGGTATTTCCCGTCCCAATCTTTGTTGTTGTTTTTCTCTCACAAATTTTCTGCGGTGAAAATGTTCCATTTCTTCTTTTGGATTTACTAATTTCCAACTAATTTTACCACCTTTTTGGTGAGGTATAGCAAAAAAGGGTGGTATTTCCTTTTTTTCCACCTTATTTTCGTCTCCTAAATCAAAATTTATATTTGGCATATGATTTCTACGGACATTTTTTTTTGCGGAACTCGCGGAACTTTTCGTCCATTTTTAAAAGGTGCCCCAAATTTCAGAATTTCATCTCCCAAGTCCCAGGAAGAGGAAGAAGAGATTTCGCTTTATATGGATACTTTTAAAAAAGGTCTAATTGTTCCGCGACTTCCGCAAATAAAAAAAAAAAAAAAACTCAACCTTTATTTTTTACCTTTATAATCGTCGTCGCTGGTAATTATGGTGTCGGGATTTGCTTGTCTCCAACCTTCTCCCACGTGAATAGGGACACGTTTTGCTGGGTCGGCACTCCGAAAAAAGTGTTTAAGAATATATTCGTTTTTTAAATGGTCTGTGGATTTATTTAAATCGTCAAACATATCGGTAAAAATTTCACAATCGGTATAGAGGTCTTTTGACCGCATTTCACAAGCATTAATAAAGTGTAAAAATGCAAGACAAAACCACCCGCAAGCACCGTTCATTAGACTTTGAATATCTTTTGTATTGTAGGGCACAGACCCACCACAAAATTTCTCAACGATTTGCGGACAAGGTTCGCCCATTGAGTCAAAATACAATTTTTCTACCTTTCCTGAGGGGTATTTATTAACCTGAAAGCAAGTATAGTGAGACCCTTGATTTCTATGACCGTTTTCGTCAAACTCGTTTTCCATATTAATGATATAGGACTTGTTATATTGCAACTTTTTCTTCTTCAACTCGTCTTTAAAACCAACAAAAACAAGTGGTACGTTCATTCGCTTTGCTAAATCCCAGATTTGCGTATCGGTCAAAGACATATTTACTTACTATAAATTAAGCAAATATTTTATTTTCGCTAAAGTGGATTTTTTTCTTCGTTATTTTTGTGGGTCAAAACAAATTCCGTTTCCTTTTCTTCTGCTTCCACATCCCTTATTACTTTCATACAACAACAGGTAACTTCTTTGCATTTGCTTTTGTATGCCATACTTGTCAATTTTAAGACCAATCCAACCATACTGGTAATAAAAAAACTCCAAAACACAGCGTCAAAAATAAGTGTATCCATACTATAATCTACGAAGAAGTTAAACCAAAAGAAAAAGTAATATAGTAGGGTGTTAAAGTAATTGAA